AATGATGCTTGGGATGATCTTTCGACCCATAAAGGTAACTGGGTTGCTGCCATCGTAGGTTGGCGGTGTCCAGTTGTAGGTAAGAACATCCCCTGGCCGACAATCACCGCTCACGGCTAACAGGTACTTTTTTAGCTTCACAATCTTGGGCGTGCTGGGCGAGATGATGCGCTTATCCCCATCTGTCACCTGAGAATCAGCCCCTAGAATGGCAAAATCAGGCCCCTGGAAGGCTAATAGCGTGGTCATGGGCCTAAGTGTAGGGCAAGGCGTGAAAACCCTAGCAATTCCCCAATTTCTTCGGGTTCCCACGCCTTGATCTGACCCTAACACGCCGAAATGCCGTTATCAAATCGTTACCAAAAAAAGGCCACTAAATGCTGGTGCCTGTATTTACAGATGGTACCTTTTACTTATTGGGGAACGGCCCCTACAGAACGGATAGCAAAATGACTACAAGAGAAGAAGCAAGAAAAGAAGCACTAGAACTATTTGATGCAGGAATTCCAAATGAGATTGAAGATTCATTTTACAAATCAATGTTGAATGGGCATCGCTGGGGATGGCATCAAACACCATTTATGTTATGTCCAGCCTGTGATAGAAATGCAGGTAACTAATATGAGCAACCGCCTATGGGTCAATAATGATGGAACAGTTACTTGCGACAATCACGCAGGTTCATATTTAACTTCAGCATTTGAGGCAAAGCCAAATGCAATTCAGCACCGCACACCACTTGGAACTTGGTGCGCGTATTACACAAATCTTTTAGGTGGCGAAAACCTAGTGTGTGAAACCTGCGTTCCGTGGAATTCACCCGATCATCCTTACAACAAGTTGAAGGCAGGTGCATAATGAAACTAAAAGATGTTGCTGAGTACCACTTGGAACAAGCAAAAGAAGCAAACTCTTGCAATGAACGCCAGCAAGAACAATGGCACCTTGAGATGCTTTCAGCATTACTTGAAGAAATGGGTGCATAATGTTTAGCACCAACTACACCTGCACCTGCAATGCCTGCAAAGAAACATTTGAATCAGTAATGAAAGTCAATTTATGTTTGCCTTGTTTTGAGGCATACCTAGCGAATTTGGAGAATAACTAAAATGGGTGCTTACAAAAATCTAGTAATTGATATTGCTGACACGATGTATCAAATCAGCCGTGATCTAAACACTGCAAGTGAATCAGGTGATTTTGATGTTATGAAGGAATCACTACGCAGGGCAATTGTGAACTCTGCCCTGACCATTGCACACATTCAAGAATTGGAGCGTTAAGATGGCAAAAAAGCATTGGTATTCAGTAATAATAATTGCGGAAAAAACAGTTCGTATTTATGCCGAAGATTCGCAAGATGCGCAAGACAAAGCAAATGAAAAATATCAACCATTATGGAGTGCAGAACAGGCGTGGAGAGAGGATGGAACTCAAGAATGATTACAAAGCGTGGCAAGCAAGTACGAGCAGTTGCAATAGCAATTGGCGTAATTTTGATTTGGCAGGTTGCCAGCAATCTTTGGTGGGTTGGCATTGATGCACCGAGTGCTGAGTTTCTTGGCTGGTGCTGGGGTTCAATGAGTCAGTGCGTGGTTCTATGACACCGCTTCGATCAATCCGCGTTGATGCCGACTTGTGGCAACTGGCATTAGAAAAAGCGCGAAATGAAGGCACCACCGCCACCGCAATCATCATTCAAGCATTGCGTGAATACATCAAGTAATTAAAGAAACGAAAAACCCCCTGCAGGAACGGCTGCAGGGGGTTTTTCTATGGGGGCGTTTTTGCGCCTAAAACTTAATCTGTGGCAATCTCGCCAGCAATTGAAAAATACGCAGCGCCATCTACAAAACTATCAAGATGATTAGGTGATTCAATCAACCTGGCAACTTTGACAAGTGCAAGGCACATTGCAGCTTGAGATGGAGAAATCTCTTGTTCTAAATAGATTGACCATAAACCAGCAATGCGCTGATGATTGGTTAATGGCTTTCCATAATTCTTATTGCGATCACCGTGAGTAAGGTGTTTGGCTTCATCTAAGATTTCACCGCGTTCCATCATCCCCCATTTCATACCAGCCATCGCCCCAAAGGGTTAATAATCGCTGAAAGTAAGCCTCGTATTGAAGGGCGATAGTATCAAGGTTGTAGAGCGAAACTGCACGATTGCGGATTTTGGCCCGATCTAGGTATTTGACCCCTTCGGCTGCCTGCACAAATTCACGCAAAGTACGGCATCTAAACCCTGAAGTTTCAGGGTTGTTTTCAGTAAATGCACCCCAATCAGTTGTGATTGTAGGCGTGCCACAAGCCTGCGATTCGATCACCACATTGCCAAAAGGTTCCACATAAAGTGTTGGGGCAAAGGTGGCTATTGCTCCACCCATCAATTTAGCTCGTTGTTCAGGTCCAACTGACCCCACAAACTCGCCATACCCGCTTTGCTCACCAGGCCCTGCCAAGATGAGCCGCTTGCCCAATCTTTCGCAGACTTCTTGGGCAATTCTGTATCCCTTGCGATCAATAAGCCGACCAATAAACAGGTAATACTCACCCTTTTCATCGCCTTTGCCATCTCCCAATGGGAACATCTCAGGTTCCAAATAGCCAGGAATCACCGCATCGTAGAACTGGCCATCGGCAGTTGTTGGGTTTTTCCACCCTGCATAGATTGAGTGCATCCAAGCATAGGACTCAAACACGCGGTACTTGGCAAACACACCGCCGTAGCCAACGCCAAACTCCACCGCTAAGTGCGCTGGAAAGGCATCGGCAATTGGCTTTTGTGCGCTGCCACCGATGAGGCAGATGAAATCTTCTTTTTCAATGCGATCTGCAATTTCAGTAATTGCCTTAGCGTTGAAGGAATCCCAAAGCCACCCGTTAAACGGGAACTGGGTGTAGTGAGCTACACCTGCAAGTGCTGCCTCTTGTTGCTTCTTTGAAACGCAAGTGATCAGTTCAGTAACAGGTGCTTCGACTTCATCGCCAGCATAAAGGAATACCTCATGGCCAAGATCGTGCATCATTATGCAAAAGCGGCGCACCTTTTCAGTAAAAGCGCATCCTGCAAACTCTTTTGTTACCTGTGTGTGTGGCAGTGCCACGATATGAAAACGCATTGATTCCCCCGAATCTGTTTTATTTAGCCAAGAAGTAACTTAGCCTCATCTGCAGTAATGCCCAACTTTGCTAACAATGCTGCCTTTTCTGCAGCCTTTTGTGTTGCTTCGGCTTCTTGAGCTACACGATCAGATTCAAACTTAGCCGCATCAGCCTCACGCTGGGCAAGTTCATCGGCTGTTAGTGGACGCTCTGTTACCTCGCCTGTAGCGCAGTTAACTTCGATTGCTGTTGTCATTGTTTCTCCTTATGAGTTTTTGATGCCGTATAAAACTGCTGTTGAATATTGGACAAAGTTACCTGCTCCAGGAGCAAATAATAAAGATGTTATTGCAGTATTAGAAGCAAATGAAATCGCTCCAAATTCTATTCTTGCGTCAGTTGCATTGTTTTCTGTTGTTCCATCAGCAGACATTGATTTGAATATTGTAGCACTTGCATAATTAGTTATGTAAACTTCTCCGTTACCAAAAGTATTTGCTGTGGCTGAAGAACCAGGAATGTAAAATGGATAAATTTGTCCAATTGAACTGTATCCACCTGAAGCAACTGCTGTTCCATTTCCATTAACCCATTTTTGACTTAAAACAGAACCTTGCGCTCCACCATTTACAGTCATATATATTGATTGATAGTTGCTTGCATCTGTAGTTCTTGCACTAATTTTTATACATAAATCTGTATAAGTTGAGGGGATTGATGAAAAAGACATTGAAGCAGCCCCACCTGAACCGACAGTTACGGATGCAATCTTAGTAAATGTAGCCATTATGCCGCCTTTATTCCGTAGAGGGTGAACATTGATCCAGTGGAATAAGATGATCCACCTGAAATAGTAAGTTCAATAGATGTTACTGCTGCAGTGCTACGCCATAGATTTGCACTTGCCATAGATGCTTCTGCAACATTGCTGCTTCTACCTAAAATAGTTTTATTAGTAGTGGCATTACTGTAATTGTTAATGTTAAAAATAACAGTAGTTGGATTTGTCCAAAGGTTTGTGTAGTAACCAGTGTAAGCATAGTTTTCATTAGCATTTCTGTAAGAACCAGCAGCAGTACCATTGCCCCATAAAATAGTTCTTGAGTAATTAGTACCAGTATCGCCATTTAATCTAATTGCAATCTGGCCTGTTGTGACAGCAGTAATGGGATTGCAAACAAGAATAATGTCTGTATAAGCACCTGAGATGCTAGAAAAGGTGACAGATGCTGCCGCTGACCCAAGAGTATTTGTAGCAATCGGTTCATATGTAGATGCCATTTGTTACCCCTTAATTCCGTATAGGGCGAATTGCGTGTATTGCTGCCATACATAGCCATTAAATATATCTATTTGACTTATTGCATTATTGGACATAAATACGTTGGAGTGTAGATAAATCTGACCTGAGCCATTTGCATCTAAACCAGTTAATGCGCGAGTTGTTTTATATTTGTTAGTGTTTGCATAATCTAAAATATCTATAACAAATGCTGTAAAGTTACTACCATTACCTATAAGTGACATTGATGAGTCATAAGGTTGCGAAGCAAAAGCGTTTGCAAAAGCGTTTGCTCCATCACCATAAAGGTTATGAAAAGCATAGGAAGTGCCTGTAGATACTCCATTGTAATAAAGTGAAGGGCCATTGGCTGTTGTAGTTGCTTGTTTACCTATCCCGCGTATTTGTAAGTGCGTGTAGGTTGCAGGGATGCTGGTAAAACTTATATTAGAAGTGCCACCTGCTCCTACCGTAGTAGTAGCAATTGACTCATAAGAAGAATCAACAAAGGCAGCATTGCCAGCCAACATATCGTAATAACGATTGAGTGACTTAAAGCCACCCGCGTTACTCATCTTATAGATGTAGTTATTTGATGGCATTAGGAAATCTCAACACCTGAAATGTGAAGGTTGATCGTGGTGGCAGATGCGCCGCCCTTGATCGTCTGAGTTGTAGCCAACACTTGCTTGAGTGGAATCACGGTTGAATCATAGGCCCCAACAGAAACTGTTGTTGCAATGCTTACATCGTTTAGTGAGATCGTAAATGTGCCAGCCGCGCCTGCAGTGTTAGTAACCACAATGTCAGTAACAACAGTTGTTGTTGATGCTGGCACCGTATAAAGCGTTGTTGTGGTTGTTGTTGTTGCAGCGCCTCGAAAGAGTGCCTTTGATGTTTGTGGCATTAGTTGT